CAGTTGCTCGAATTTGCTGGCCATCTCTCCCTTGGACAGGTGACCTCAAACGAGATAAAGATATCGCAGAGCAACCATACTACCGCCATTACACTTACCGTTTCATGTGCAAAAAGCTCGGGCATGGATGCCTTACCCCCGACCATGAGGTCCTTACACGAACTGGGTGGGTAGCCATCAGCGATAGACCTGACGAAATAATGATCTGGAATGAACACTCGTCAGGATTTGCTCCGGTATTGGGTTGGACTGATTTTGAATACACAGGCGATCTACATACATTCGCCGGTAATTCAATCTCGGCGGTTATGACCTCAGACCACCGTATTCCTTACAAGAAAGACTCACGCCAAGAGGAAATCTATGAGGCCAGAGCTGATCGTGGACCTCAAGCAAAGATGCCGCTAGGTGATGATTACGAAGGTGGGCTTGTGACAGTTCCTGCTAGGTTAATCGCAGCGGTGATGGCTGATGGCAATATCACTGACTATGGTGTAGACTTCCACTTTAAGAAGCCTCGCAAGATCGATCGCTTATGTGATCTATGTGACCTCGCCGGTTATGATTACAACGTCTACAACAACGCCGATGGCACCACCAAAATCAACGTCAAAGCCTTCGGTTTACCAAAACATCCCGGCGCATTTATGTTCGAATGGACCGCTCGCTGCCTCCGAGATTTCCTCGATGAACTTAAATACTGGGACGGACATATCGGCGACACGTCAGTCTCAATATCCTCCACTAAATTCGCTGACTTAGAATGGTACCAAACCTTCGGTCGAATCCTTGGTATCGGTGGTTCCATCAGTAAACCTTACACCTCTGGCTTTGGCTCCACCGTCTACCGACTACAACAAAACAATCGCAAATGGGCCTCAGGTTCATCCATCGAATGGAGTTCATGCAATGTCACAAGACAAAGAGTTCTCTGCCCAACTGTCCATTCCGGATGGTTCTACGTTAGACATAAAGGTAAAATATTCATCACCGGAAATTCCAATTACGGAGGCCGTCCCGAAACCCTCGCCGAACAAGCCAAGCTCGATATCTCCGTCGTCCGAGATTTCCAGCCTAAATACTTTGCAGCTTTCCCTGCACACCAACAATGGCAAAAGCATGTCGATGAAACTCTTCGCCGACAGGGATACCTTATCAGCCTTCTTGGAAGCAAACGCTGGTTCTTTGGTAGACGTAACGATCCATCTACCCTTAGAGAAGCCATCGCGTATGATCCACAGTCGAGTCTGGCTGAACTGGTCAACCAAGCTATGCTCAATATTTGGAGACAAGATATAGCCGCTATCATGATGCACGACCACGACGCCCTTACATTCATGTACCCAGAAAAAGACGAAGATATCATCATCCCACAGATCATGGCAAATCTCTCGATCCCCGTTGAACTTAACGGTGGTCGGATAATGCGAATCCCATACGACTGTAAGGTAGGCTGGAATAAGGGCGACTTTGATTATGGCAACCCCGACAAAAACCCGAACGGGCTTAAAGACTACACCGGCCCAGACAAGCGGACCCGCCAAGCGCAAGTTGGAATCTTGGATCGAGTCGTTCGTAAAGGAAACTAAAAACCTACACGCGCCTGAAATCTTCCGTCGTTGGGCTGCGATCACTGCAATCTCCGCAGTGCTGGAACAGAAGGTCTGGGTCACTACCTCCCGGCCACTATTCCCAAACATCTTCGCATTCCTCGTCGGTCATCCGGGTGTGGGTAAATCTCGCACCATGTCCGAGGTCCGACACATCGTTCAGAAAATCCCAGACTTCCATCTCGCCCCGATCTCTATGACCTTCGCCTCCCTCGTCGATACCCTTCTAGTCTCCAAACGCAACATCATCCGACCGAACGAAGACCAACTCGAATACAACTCCATGTACATCTGTGCGGACGAACTCGGTGCATTCATCCACAAATACGACAACGAGATGATCGACGGACTTTCAGCCTTCTACGACCCTGCCCCATACCAACAAGTCCGCCGCACCTCAGACCTTAAGATCAAAATCGCAAGCCCTCAACTCAACATCCTCTGCGGCACTACACCCCAGAACCTCACAGACCTAATGCCAGAAAAAGCATGGGGTCAAGGTTTCACCTCCCGCCTAATCATGGTATTCTCCGACGAAAGGATAATCGGTGATGACTTCGCACCAGAAGACGCCCGCGATACCACAGACCTTGAACACGACATTGCTATCATCAACGGCCTTGTCGGGCAGTTTGAGGTTACTAGCGAATATCGAGAGGCTGTCAATAATTGGCGCGCCCTCGGAGAACCACCCGTACCCGCTCACCCCAAACTTATTCACTATGTCACTCGTCGCCGCACGCATCTCTACAAACTCTCAATGGTATCAGCAATTGATCGTTCCAATGCTCTCATTCTTACACGAGCCGATTTCAACCGTGCTATGGGATGGCTCCTCGAAGCCGAGGGAACAATGGGAGAAATCTTCAAAGCAGGTGCAACTAACGCTGATGCTCAGGCCATGGAGGAGATTGTTCACTTTATTAAAATTAATGATAAGGGACAGGGAGTCAGCGAACAAAAAATCACCCGATTCGCGGCGGATCGAATTCCAATACAAAGCATTCTTCGCACAGTAGAGATCCTCGAGAAGTCCGGGCAGATTGAACTTCGTGGGATTGACCGCGCTACGAAGTTTAGATGGTTCTCAGCGGCACCGCAGATATGAAAAAGCCCCGGAGCCACAAAGCCCCGGGGCAAGTCACTTTGCGTAGAACTGCGTGCGCAGTATTCGCCCAACGGGTGTTAAGCGAATTCTAAGGCTTCCACTTAGGTGGGAAGTTAGCCCATAACCAAGCACCGAATGCCAGCAGCGTTGACCAAGCCGCAGCAATCATTCCGAGAATTGTATTGACCTTATCCCTAGATTTCTCTAAGGATGCAATCCGATTATCATGGCCATCAATGCGACCTGCGTCAGAAGTAAGCCGCTCATGTATATTAACTTGCCTTTCTTCCATATGTACCATAGTAATCCGTGCGTGGTGTATTGCCTCTGTTTGCTCATCTTGTTTCTTCTCGATGGCCTCCAGCTTGTTGTAAAGCTGGGCGAAAAGTCCCGTTGCAGGCACGTTTGTCAGGTCATTCATTTCCCCACACCCTGTTGACAGCGATCTTTCCATTTGGCAAATTCTCTCGCAGCTTGTATCTGCGTTTCTTTTGTATCCTGTCGCGACGGCCTGACTGGTTTTGCTATTTGGCAGTATGTATCCAGTGGTGCCTTAGGAGCATCCGCAGGTTGACACACCATTAAGATAATCCCAAAGCACCACTGCATATCAGTCTCTCCTAAAGAGTTCCGGGTCGAACTCACCTTGTCTTGCATTTTCCTCAGCGAGTTCGCCCGCTCGGATTGCTTTTGTGATTGACTCGTTTGCCTTTTGCATCGCGTCCGAGACAGCTTTTAGCTCTCCCTGTTTGAACACTTGCGCATCATGCAAAGTCGCCGTCAACCACTGAGCTAGCCTAACTAGGCCAAGGGCGAGGTTCAGCCATGTCATACAGGAACCTTGCGGGTATTCCACGAGGTCCAGATGGTGTAGCCGGTGGTAGCGAGAGCCATGACAGCGCCCGATACTGCCGTCCATTCACCTTCGGAAATCTTCCCGGTCGCAGCGAGATAAACCCCGAGCATCTGCAAGGCGGTTCGCAGCAGTCGTGCTACAACTTCACTGTTCATGCTACTTCTCCTTTTGGTGCTCCGGCTTTGAACTGGAGCATTTCACTGGCCCTACGACCAATGATCTCTTTCGGCTTGTTCCACATGAGGAAAGCCTTGGCTGCGCCTTCGCGATCGCCTGCGTTTAGTTTACGAACAACAGTGGATCGCTTGAATCCACCCTGCCCAATGTTAAAGCACAACGAAACCAGCGCATCGAATTCTTGTTGGGTGATCGTGATTTTCACCGCGTCATTCACAGCATTCTCATACTGTACGATATCGCGCGAGAATATCTCGTCACATTCTTCTTCGGTGATTCGTAGTGTGGATGTGACCTTCGGGGCACCTGCTGCGGATGTATGGCCGACACCGATCGTCCACACACCAACACTATCCTTGTACGCCTTCAACCGAACTCCCTCGCGTGTTTGCAAAAGCTTACGTCCGTGTTTCGACATTCGCATGCTACACTCCTATTTCTTCAATCGGGCTTCACCGGTCTGGAACCCTCGGACATATTCAATGATATTCCTCGGCCGCTGTCTCCCTGCGTTTACATCGTAAGTAAACTGTGCGGTCTTGCCGATCTGACCCAGAGGCAACCCTGTGGATAGGACAACAAGATTCGCTCCGTGGGTGATCGGCTTTTTCACCTTCTTGCCTTTATCGGCTTTCGTTGCGTCTTTGATGGCAGAGTCAGAAGCTGTAATCAGGCTGGCGAATGGGACGCGTGGATTAAAGCCTTCACCGAAGTAAGCTGCCGCAGCGTTACCAACCGGGATCATCTGGAACGGTGCCATTACGATCGACTTCGCTACGATCTTAAACCACGAATCACCTTCTTTTGACTGGTTAAAGAGCAATGCTCCGAGTGCGATGTTTACACCGTAGGTCCCTGCGAATGCCTCAAGCGCCCGGGCATATTCCCCACGCTTAATCTGTCCCGGTATCTGTCGCTGCCAGTTATACTGCATATTGAAGTATCCCTGAAACACCGTGAGCATCTTCATTGCTTCGGAGTTCGGGTTCATCATAGCGGAGGAATCAGCGATTGAGGCTGTGCCGTGTTGCTGACGTACGTAGGAATCCGCGGTAGCGATCGCTTGTTCTTTCGTCACTCCCTTCGCCATTGCCTTTTGATATTCATTCCAGAAAGTCGCTGCACGGAACTGTTGCGACATTTTAACTGGAATCGCATAGCCCCATTCAACAGCCTTCCTACGAACCTGATCAAACCCTGAGTTGTTCACCACCTTCGCCATTGCGTCGGAGTAATCACGGTCAAGATTGTAAACTAGATGCTTCACTTCTTGCGAATTCTCCATCACGAACTTCATATTATTCTTGTAGTCAGAAGTGAACTTCGCCCAAGTCACAGGATTCGGCACACCCATATCAGGCGACATGATCACCTTGTAGTTAAATGGCAGAGTATGCCCAACAAGGTTCACCCTCATCCGGCGAAGGAAGCTGTTAATCGCTGAGGCCGCCCGATCGTCCATTGAATACTGATAGGAAATCCGCTTGAGCCACGGTTCCATCTGGGCATCATATTCCACACCGTAGTGCTTCTTGATCGCTGCCTTGATGTCCTTGTCGAACAGGATTTTCGCTGCTTGACT